ACTTATTTCTATATAACTAAAAGTAGTCATTTGTCAGGGTAGTATGGGTAGTACCCCTTACTTTATCATTTTTAAAATTTTTTAAAATAATAAACGTAGTGGTGGGGGTAACCTGGAAAACAGCGCGCTTCTAGTACTACCCATACAAAAGGGGACAGAGTCAAGCTATTTTTTCCCGTGGTGAGGCGCTTTACCTATTTATTTGCATTAATATAAGTATGACAGATAAGTATGTATACCAAATCCAAGGCGCGTTAGAGAACGCCGCCGGTGAGTTTAAAGGCTTGCGGATACTGGTATGTGACCTGTACAACTTTGACTCAGTGGATGTGCCAGTGGATATACTGGACAACGAGACGGCAAAGTACATCCAGTTTAGGCTAAACTGCACCAAGGAAATAATGAACATAGCCAAGCTGCCATTTAAAATCCAAGATAATATTCGGGGGCCGTTAGGGCCCTGGCTGGACCACTGGGTCCGAGAAAACTTCCATGGCGATTTTAGCAACAGAAAAAGTCTTAACTTATAACTACTGGAAGCCAGCCTACAAGATTGAGGTTGGTGACTACCTGTTTGACCACAACGGAAAACCTACTAAGGTTACACTGGTCCAGCAGTACCACACCCAGGATTGCTACAGGGTCACCCTATCTGACGGGCTGACTATCTCAGGCGACAAAAACCTGGCATTTCCCACAGAAAACTTAAAATACCGAAATAGGTTACAAACCTATAAGGGCTTCTTTAAATTTCGAAGACCATTAAGACCTATGAGTATCGAGGCTTTACAAAGCACATCTTTAAAAATAAAAGACAAGGAACTAGCATACTCCATCCCGTCTACTAAACCCTTAGCTTTACCACACCAGGACCTACCAGTACCCCCATTCGTATTTGGGTACTGGTTTATAAACAAAAATGCCACAAACCATATCAGATCCCCTAAGGCATATAAAGACATAATACCTCAAAAATTAAAAGACCGGGGGTACCTGATAACCCAGCAGCGTTGTCATAAAACCCATCGCATGGTCTATAGTACCGAGCCTAGAGTTGAAATGCAGCTGATTGGTAAAATACCAACCAACATCCCAGATAACTACCTACTAGGATCTATGGATCAAAGAATTGATCTGCTCTCTGGTATACTGTACGCCAAAAGAGGATGGTACAACTTAAAAAACGATAGGTTTACCATTACCCTAAAAAGTTATCAACTTATACGGCAGATACAGGGGCTTGTAGAATCCCTTGGAATTAAAACATCAATGTACTACAGGGAAGATAACAACGAGTATGTGTTCTCATTTCGTAGCCGTTTGCAGCTTATGGACCACCAGGTCTCACCAAAAATAAAAGTCCATCAGGCCCGGCGGTACATTGAACACATTAAACAAATTGAGCCACAGCTGTGTGTTCATATAGAAACCGAGGGGGCTGATAAGAGCTTCTTAGTCGGGGAAGGTTTTATATCATGTCTTTAACACAAAAACAAGAAGTTACGTTAAGTAAATTCGCAGATGCCCATAAACACTGGCCCAAGCAACAGCTAGACTCCACACTGTGGCAAGTCAAATGGTCCCTGCAGGCACTACCACACCAAAAAGAACCAGAAGATGGAGAGTATGATACATTCCTTATGCTTGCCGGCCGCGGCTCTGGCAAGACACACACTGCTAGTCATTGGATTGGTATTCGTGCTTGGAAGTACAGCGGAACCCGCTGGCTTGTCACGGCACCCACTTCAAATGATATTCGGGCTACCTGCTTCGAGGGAGACTCAGGACTCCTCAACATCATCCCCGCCAGCCTCATCAAAGACTACAACAAATCCCTGTTTGAGATCACCCTCACCAACGGATCCATCATTCAAGGCATCCCCGCCTCCGAGCCGGAGCGCTACCGCGGCAAGCAGTTCCATGGCGCCTGGTTTGACGAGCTCTGCGCCTTTGACTACCTTGACCAAGCCTACGACGGCGTCCAGTTTACCCTCCGACTCAAAGACCCCAGAATCCCCAGGGTGCAGCAAATTATTACCACCACCCCAAAACCTAAAGAGCTCATCGTTGACCTCAACGAGGGTAAGGTCGGAGGGGATGTCTACGTCGTCAATGCCTCATCATACGACAACCGGGACAACCTATCAGAGACATTCTTCAAGCAGCTAGAGACGTATGAGGGAACAGATATTGGAAGGCAGGAGATCTATGGACAGATCCTTGACCCCGAAGCAACGGGTATCATCAAACGTAAAATGTTTAAGATGTGGCCCGCAGACAAACCAACCCCCGAGCTAGAGTACGTCATTGCCTCCTATGACCCAGCAACATCCGAAAAAACAATGAATGACCCCACCGCATGTACCGTATGGGGAATTTTTGAACAAGAAGACAAGGGGACATCCATTATTTTACTGGACGCATGGGACCAACACCTTGCGTACCCACAACTACGACGTAAAGTAATTGATGACTTCAAAGAAGTTGTGTACGGATCTGATAACACCTTCGCTAAGGGCCGTAAAGCCGACCTGATACTCATGGAGGACAAGAGCGCAGGTATATCCCTCATCCAGGAACTGCAGGGCTCCGGGGTGCCTGTAAGGGGCTACAATCCACAACGTGCTGATAAGGTTCAAAGACTTAACATTGTCGCGCCCCTCGTTGCCAAGGGAAAGGTTTACATACCAGAAGATTCTAAAATCAAAGGTGACTTTGCCGAGTGGGCTAAGCGATTTCTTCGCCAAGTGTGCTCATTTCCAGAAGCCGGAGGCCATGACGACTATGTTGATAGTCTTTCCCAAGCCTTGAGAATATTAAGGGATTCTGGTTGGATTCAATTAGATTTCCTTCCTGCTCGCGACTATGATTATTCAGATGACATATCTGCTAGAAAGTTTTCTAACCCTTATTCACAATAATTTTAATAAATGGGGCGTATTTACCTCATTTTTTGCATTAATATGAATAGGAAGTAAAAAGCGCCTGCAGCGCCCGTTTAGGCCCGTACCTAAACTAGCTTCCAACTATTCAACTTACGGGAGTTAAAATGAAACAATGTACAAAATGTGATTTATTATCCGACAACTTTGGAAAACATAAGCATACAAAAGATGGATTAGCTTCTTGGTGTAGAATTTGTAAAAATAAACAAACAAATTTTAAAAAAGATGCTAAAATGAAAGATAAACGCGGGCATGTAAACAGAATAATAAACCAAAGACGCGCAGAATCTAAAAAACAAAATGTTGTGTTTGAAATAGACTCCGAATACGCATTTAGTCTTGCTCAAGATATTTGCCCCGTTTTAGGGATAACATTATCTTGGACTGAAAGAAATGGTAAGGCCACAGATAACTCTCCGTCTTTAGATAAATTTAATCCCAAATTGGGGTATATTAAAGGTAATGTGGCTTGGATATCCTTTAAAGCAAATACAATTAAAAGCAATGCTTCCTTCAATGAAATCCAGGCTGTAGCAGACTGGATGAAATCAATAGAACAAAACCAATAAACATGGCAAATCCAAAACTTCCGATTCAAGCAGGCAACAATCTACCTATGCAGGACCGGGAAGATGAAATCCATGACGCCAAAGACCAAGACATCGAGATGGAAGAATTTGAGGACGCCCTTGGATTAGACGAAGACGAAGTTGAGCAAGAGGTCATTGAAAATGATGATGGCTCGGTTATTGTAAACTTCATGCCAAAATCTAGTCCAAAAGACTCCCCAGAATTTTATGCAAACTTAGCCGGTGTATTTGACCAAGACGATTTAAACGAACTTGCTAATGAATATTTAGACTACATTGACGTTGACCGGGAGTCACGTAAGCAACGAGACAAACAATACGAAGAGGGTCTTCGCCGCACTGGTCTCGGTAAAGACGCACCCGGTGGTGCCACATTTGATGGTGCCTCTAAGGTTGTGCACCCAGTCATGGCAGAAAGCTGCGTAGATTTTGGTGCATCATCGTCAAAAGAATTATTGCCACCCGATGGAATTGTTAAATCAAACATCAAGGGCACAGCCGACAGAACAAAAGAAGAAGTTGCTAATCGTAAAGTAGAATTTATGAACTGGCAGCTCACAGAACAAATACCTGAGTTCCGCGACGAAATGGAGCAGTTGCTGACCCAACTCCCACTAGGCGGTTCTCAGTTCCTTAAATGGCGCTATGACGCCGAGCAAGCAAGACCAACATGTGAGTGGGTCCCAATTGACAATATACTCCTTCCGTATTCATCTACAAACTTTTACACAGCGCAACGTGTAACTGAAGTACAAGACATTACAGAGGATACATTCTTACAACGTATCGAGGCAGGTATCTACATTGATATTGACTCAGACTATACATCAGATGCCCCGTTAACAGAACAGACTCGCTCACAAGAGGCTAACAATAAGATCGAGGGCAAAGAAGAGCCATCTAAAAACATTGATGGTCTACGCCGTATTTATGAAGTAACCTGTTTCATGCGTTTAGATGACGATACAGAAACAGAAGGCCGACGCGCCCCGTACATCCTAACTATTGATGAGACAACATCCAAAGTATTAGCACTCTACCGCAACTGGGAATGTAACGATGAAAAACTGGAAAAACTGGACTGGTTTGTCGAGTTTAAATTTATTCCTTGGCGTGGAGCTTACGCCATTGGACTGCCTCAGCTTATTGGTGGGCTATCTGCTGCTCTTACCGGCGCTCTGCGTGCTTTACTTGACGCTGCGCACATCAACAACAGCCAGACGCTACTTAAGCTCAAAGGTGGAAGAATTGGTGGACAGTCTGATAGAATCGAGCCAACGCAAGTTGTAGAGATTGAAGGCGCACCTGGTGTTGATGATGTACGTAAGATCGCGATGCCGATGCCGTTTAACCAACCGTCTTCTGTACTGTTTAACTTATTAGGTTTTTTAACAGACGCAGCTAAAGGTGTAGTAACTACCGCCGAAGAAAAAATTGGCGAAGCAAACAACAACATGCCCGTTGGCACAACCCAGGCGCTTATTGAGCAGGGTGCCAAGGTATTCTCCTCTATTCATGCCCGTCTGCATCGCTCACAGGCTAAATCTCTTGCCATCATCTCACGTATCAACCACTGGTACCTAGATGAGATGGACAACCAGTCCGGAACAGAGATTAAGGTACGTGACTTTGCGTACAACTCTGATGTACGTCCAGTATCTGACCCTAACATATTCTCCGAATCACAACGTGTTGCGCAGAACCAGGCACTCTTACAGATGGCCTCTTCCGCGCCTCCGGGGATGTTTGATATCCGTGCCGTGTACCGCCGCGTACTACACCAGCTAAAGATTCCATCAGTAGAGGAAGTACTGCCAAATCCGTTAGGTGCCTCTGAGTCTAACCCAGCGCTTGAGAATGTCTCCATGACAATGGGACGACCAGCCGCGGCCTACCCAGACCAAGACCACATCTCACACATTAAGGTCCACCTAGAGTATGCAGAAAATCCAGCGTATGGTGGAAGCCCAGTCATTGGGCCAGTATTTGCTCCACATGCACTCGACCATATCAAGCAGCATTTAACACTGCACTACCTCCAGTCAATGCGATCATACGTAGCACAAGCATCAGGCGGTAAAGATACACTTAATCTACATCAAGAAAACGCCCTAGACATAGAGTCACAACAGGCCTTAGCATTGGCGTCGCACATGGTAGATCAGGATGCTAAAGAAAATATGTCTGAATTTTCACAAAGAATTTCAACCTTGGCCCAAAAAGTTCAACAGGCCCAACAGGCTCAGCAACAACAAGCCGCTAATTCAGACCCAACAGCACAGGTTATTCTTAAGACTCAAATGGCTGAGACCCAGCGCAAGACACAAGAGTCACAGGCTAAGATGCAGCTGGAGATGCAACAGGACCAACAGAACTACCAGCTTGAGGTTGCAAGACTTCAACAACAGGTTCAAGAGTTACAGGCTAAGTACTCCACACAGACGAACATTGATAACCAACGCAACGCCACAGATATTGCAATGGCAAACATCAATAACGCCGCAAAAGAGCGTATTGCTATGATATCAGCCGGTGCTCAGATGGATCAACAACAGGCCCAACTAGACCATGAGCAAAACCAATCCGCAATGCAGGCCATTGCTGCATCGGATCAGGACATACGCCAGCATGGACTAACAGTACAGCAGCAGGCATTTGAGGTACAGGCAAATCAAGTTAAACAACAGGCTGATGCACAGCAAAAAGCTGCATTGGCTGCGCAACAACACGGTCAACAACTGCAACAAAATGATCAACAGCATCAACAGGCATTAGAACAACAAGCATCAGCACCACAACCAACTACCACACCAGGAGCACAATAATGGCAAAAAACCCACAAGACGGCGGCGAATTAGGCTTCCGTAAAACATACAAAATGACTGGAACTCAAAGTTCTGGCGGCGGTCCAGCAGCTAAAGTAGACACAGGAACCTCAGGTTCTAAACGTGCTAACAACGCAGTACTTAATCAAAACAAAGTTCGTTCCAGCAAAGTTGGACCAGACAAAAATTTAAAAGAAGTTAAGACAGGTAACTTTTATTAATATAAATTGGGGCGGAATACTGCCCTATTTGCATTAATATAAGTATGAAAGACTTTATTAGTGAAATTATCTCTCGTACGAGAGACGAACAAAAGAAAATAGCGGAAGCCGTCACCGCTGGAAATAATGTAAACTCCTTTGAGGATTACCAACGCCTAGTTGGAAGACATGAAGGTTTTTCAGAGATACTGAACATTATTAACGAGATTTTGACGGAAGACGAAGACGACCTGTAAAGGTTATAGGAGGCAGCCGAATGGCAGCATTTGATGTTAGAGCAAAAGAAGAACCAGATACTAGATCCGAAGAAGAATGTTTCCCGGTTGTAGAGCATGGAACTGAAGTAGCTGGAGATAGAGTTTTAGTTCAACTAAGACGCCCTAAAACAGCAAGTAAAGGCGGGATCATTTTTGTAGATGAGACCACACAAACGATTAAATTTAATGAGACTGTAGCTAAGGTTGTCCAGGTTGGACCTTTGGCATACCGAAACCTAGACGACTTAACCCCCTGGATTGAAGGTCCTTGGTGTAAAGAAGGCGACTTGGTACGTACAATTAAGTACGGCGGTGACCGATTTGTGGTTGACGCAGGAGATGAGGGAGCACCCGTGGTGTTCATTACCTTACAGGCCCGTGAAATCATTTCTCGTATTCGATCTTTTGAATACGCACAGAAAATGAAGGCGTTTGTTGATTAACTTTTGTAAAAAAGAAAGTATGTATGGCAGAAAATGAAAAAGATGTTCCTATTAAGGAACGCGAGGATGGTTCATTCCTTGCAAAGGTAGATTTTCCTGAAGAAATTGAGGACGAAGAAACCAAAAAACCAAAAAAAGACAAAAAAGAAGAAGAAGAGCATGACGAAGATGCTCAGGATAACGCAGAAGAAGATGCAGATGACGACGAAGGTGCCGAATCTGATGAAGAACGCGAAAAAATCCGTGAGGCACGTCGTGAAGAGCGCAGACTTAAGAAAGATTTAAAGAGACAGCGCGATCTTACCTCTAAAAACAAGATTACAACGCTTGAACGCCGAAATGAAGAGCTTGCTCGACGTTTGGCTGCTGTAGAGAGCACCGCGGCATCATATCAGTTCGCACAAATCGACAAACAGGTGGAAGATGAAGCCACCCGCGTTGAATATGCAAAAATGAAGATGTTGCAGGCGGCTCAAAACGGCGACGCGGCAGGTCAGGTAGAGTACTTGGAGCAATTGACAGATGCCAAACAGCGTCTGCAACAAGTACAGTACTACAAAAAACAACAACTCGAGCAGGCAAAGACACCTAAACAAAATGTGCCTAACGAGATCAGTACAGAGGTTCAAGCCAATGCAACAAAGTGGCTTAAAAAGAACAACTGGTACGATCCGCAAGCTCGAGATACAGATAGTAGAATTGCCAAGGTAATAGATCAAGAACTCGCCACAGACGGATGGGATCCAAGTGACCCTGAGTACTGGGATGAGTTAGATAGTCGTTTATCCGCACGTTTACCACACCGCTATACATCGCAAGGTGGAAAGCAAGCAAAGCGCTCAGCGGGCCCAACAGCCTCCAGCCGAGTAGCAAATGAATCAAGCGTTAAGCCAGGAACAATCACACTAAGCCGTGAGCGTGTACAGGCCATTAAAGACGCTGGTTCGTGGGACGATGTAACTAAACGAAATAAAATGATCCGCGCATACGCCACGTATGACCGCGCTAATAAGGAATAATTATCATGGCAAATACAAGAATTAAACGTGACTTAGACGACCGCATGGCCGACAGAGCACAAGAAGTAACCGAGCGCGCTACAACGGCCGCTCCTGATGACATTGCACGTCGTGAACGCCTTGATGCGTTTAGAGACAAGTGGGCAAATAGTGCGTTGCCAGATCTTCCAGGTGGCATTATTCCTGGAATGCACTTATGTTGGTTGTCAACAACCAACACTTACGACAGTATCGACAAACGTATGGCGTTGGGTTATGAGCCAGTTAAAGCCTCCGATCTCGGAAAAGGCTTTGAAGGACTAGGCAAAATGAGCTCCGGCAAGTTTGAAGGCTGTGTTAGTTGTAACGAAATGGTACTTTTTAAGTTACCAGAGGATATCTATCAAGAAGTAATGCGGATGCTCCATTTGGAAGATCCGCTTGAACATCAACGCAATATTACAGCGCAGGTTCGCGACACAGCGCAAGGTAATAAAGGTGGACGTTCAGTTCTTGAGGGCGGTCTTTTGGAGATGGAAAAAGATACTGCAAAAGCGAATAACAAAAACATTCGTTTCCAATAACATTCTTCAAAAATAACAAAGGAAATAATATAAATGTCCACAACATTTAAACCCTTTGGTCTGAAGCCAGTGTATCATCCTAGCGGTCTTGATCGTGCAGTGCCATTCGTTGGCACTAACACATACAATCCCGGTACGACTTACACAGCTCCCTACTCGTTGTCTGGCGCGCAAGTTGCGTTCTACCAGTACACACCAGTAGCATTGACAGCTTCAGGTCAATTAACCGTAGCAGCACAAGCAGCATCTACAACTTCAATCAGCCGTGTTTATGGCGTGTTTGATGGCGTAGAGTACACAAACTCCGATGGTCGTCGTTCAGTAGCTAAGTATGCTCTGAAGACAACTTTGGATGCGTCTACACAGATCATCTTCTGGATCTTTGCTGATCCTCAGTTGGTTTATGAGATCCAAGCTAATGGTTCAGTAACAACTGCAGCTATTGGTACACAATACAACTTTGACACAACCGCCGGCTCCCTCGTAACTGATGGTACAGCTATTGGTGTAGGTGGCGCAGGCTTCTCTACTACAGCTCTCTTGGCAACTCCTGTTGCAGCTGGTGCACAAGGTCAAGTACGTGTTGTTGGATTAGGCCGTGAAGTAGCATACCCAGCAGGCAGCAACAATGCTTGGGGTGATACATACACGATTGTTCAAGTACAGATCGCAAACAACATGTTTGCAGCCGCTTCGGTCTCGATCTAATTAACGAAAGGAAATAGCAAATGGCAACCCCAATGCGTAGTACCGACTTTCGTGCGGTAGTCGAACCGATTATCAACGAAGTCTTTGATGGTGTGTATGAACAACGCGCCGACGAGTGGAAAGGATTTGTAGAACAGATCCAAGGTATTCCACGTAACTATCACGAAGAAGTAATGCTCTTCGGTATGAATGCTGCACCTGCCATGCCTGA